GTCAGCCGCTGGGGAAACCGTGGGTTATGTGCCCCGCGCAAGCTGGCTGCATCGTGTCATCCACGAGGCTGGGCGCGGCGTCGCAGCTGTCGTGCATAGCATCGGTTACAGCCGATCGTGCCTGCTAGGCCTAACCCTCAGCGTCACGATCTGCGACGATGAGGTATCACGGGCATCCTATTTCCCAGGGCAGCCCACGCCGGAGCCGCCGAAGGGAGGTTTCCGCTATTGGATCAGAACCCCATCCGACGTCGCGCGGCTCGTGGCAGCACGAAAATGATAGGCGTTGCCCACTCAAGCTCGACGTCGGGCATGTCCTCGGCGTTGAGAGAGCGCAAGGTGAACAACCCCGGCCTCGAGCCAAGGGCGAGCTGCTTCACATAGGTCTCTCCGGACGTGAGCCGGACGGCGCAATAGTCACCGATGTCCTCTAAGCTCACCCCGTCGTGCTCACGCGCGATATACACCACGTCCCCGGACGAAAACCGGGGAAGCATGGACGTACCCTCCACTTCTAGAGCCTCGACGGCACCAGATATGCCAGGTGGCCGGGGCGCCGTACCCAGCGGAGCCTCTGAATAAATAACGCTCCCGCCTGCCCCGACCCGGCCCACGAGATCGATAGCCGTGGCGCCGAGGATGTCATCGATAGTCACGTCGAGAGCACCGGCAAGAGCATGCAGGGTGCCCACCTTCATATCCGCCTGCTCGCGCTCGAAGATGTCGCGCACGGCTGTCTCTCCGAGGCCCGCCTTGATCGAGAGGGGCTTCGCCTTGATGCCCTTGCGCTCCATCAGGCGCTTCAGCTGGGCTTTAACGCGGGTGACTTCATACTCTTCCTGCATGTGTGACGTGTCACACGCGGGGAAGGCCCCGGGGTAGATGAGACGTTTCACACCTTGACGGTGTGATAAAGCACACGTAACTATGGCTGCCATGGCGCAGCTACTCGAAGACATCGAGGCGTTCCTTGAACGGAACCCCCAAGTATCGCCCACCCGCTTCGGCGACGAGGCTCTGAGCGATCGTCATTTTGTGCGGCAGCTACGGTCTGGCCGGCGCGTGTGGCCGGAGACCGAGGCGAAGGTCCGCGCCTTCATGGACGGGTATGTTGCCCAGCAGGTGGCAGCATGAGCGCGAGCACCTCGGGTGCGGTGGTCATCAAGACTGCCGGCGAGGCTTGGACGATTGTTCATGCGGCGGCGACCGACCACGCCAACCGTCTCATGCGGAAGGCTGGTCGCACCAGCTGGAACGCGGATGACAGCGACGCTCATACTGACCGCCTGTACCAGCTGCTGACTTCCTGGGGCTTCTGGGACGGCGAGAAGCCGACCTCGCTGTACTTCGCCATGCTCGCTGATCGCAACGCTCCGTTCGTCGTGAGCGCAGCAGCATGACCGAGTTCCTCCGCCTCAGCCGCGAGGTGCAACAGGCCAGCCTCGCCGAGACGATGCTGTTCGCTGTCGAAGGTCGCGCCGCCGAATGGGACGCTGCCCGCGCCAGGCTCGATGCGGCCAAGGCTGCTTTCGATGCTCATGCGTCGGCCATGCGGGCGCGGGTGGCAGCGTGAGCGGCTACCCTTCCCCGGACTTTCTTGAGGTCCTCGACATCGTTCACCTGCGCGTGGTCGATGCAGTCCGTCAGGTGATCGGTCCCGACGCCGCCCAGACTCTTGAGGGCAGCTTCGCGGAAGTCCGCGAGCAGTTCGTACTGGCTGCTGCTCCTCACGTTGCTGTGGTCCTCTGCGCACGGTGCGGACAGCGGCTGTGCAGCTGCCCCGATGCGGATTGGCTCGGCGCGCTGAAGTTGGCCGGCTCTCATGACGCGGAGCCTGCCGCATGACCCGCCCAACCGCCGCGCCCGCCGTGTGGCCGTACCCTCACAGAACCGTCGCCGAGGTCGAAGCCGACGCGCGCCGGAACTCCAGCAACCGCCAGCCTGCAGATCGGAGCCACGCATGAGCACCGTTGAATTGATCGCACGCGCCCTGCTCGTCCTCTTCGCCTGGACCTTCGTCGCCGGCGTCGTCGCGTCGGCATTCCTGTCCCGCCTGCCCCGTACCGAGGACGACCCGGTCGAGGGAGAGGGTCTGATCGAGGGCTTCATCGCAAATCATGCTGCGGAGCAATAAAGATGTCGCACCCGCTAATCACCCGTCCTGCGCAGCTCGTTTCCGCTTCGAAACTGATCGAGACGATCGGTGACAGCCTGACCCGCATCAAGGCCGAGGACGAGCTCACCGACACCGATCTGGGCAAAGCACTCGGCAAGGGCACCGATCAGGGCGGCAAGTACCGCACCGGCCTCGCGGAGATGGGCGTCGTCGCCTTCCTTCGCGGTTGCGAACGTTGGAATGGCAGGTTCGCCAATGACGTGCTGGCCAAGGTCGGGATGAAGCTGGCTCCGCTCCACAGCACCGAAGTATCCGACCAGTCGCTGCAAACCCGGCTGTCCAAGCTGATGTTCGAGGTGTCGGTCGCGCTGGAAGACGGCGAGATCACGGACCTGGAGATCGCCCGCATGAAGCGGACGCTGATCGAAGCCGGAGAGGCGATCGACTGCTTCCGGGGGAAGGCGGCATGACGGCCCGCGCCTTCGAGGAACGCGTCGTCCGGACGCTTGAGATCATCCGCCACGCGATTGCGGTCGGCGACACGATCCCTGGGACTGATGAGTTGGGGCAGCGCCTGGGCGTCAACCGCAAGTCTGTGCCGCGCTACCTCGATGCCTTGGTCGAGCGGAAGAAGATCAAGATCCGGCAGGAGGGTAGGTACCGCTTCATCACAGATCGGTACGTCGGCAAGGAACAGCCAATGGGCGTCCGGGTGCTGTCGTCGCCCGCGTTCAAGCCGCGCCTGGTGGAGACGCCGAAGCCAGCGCCTGCTCCGAAGGTTGCGCGGCGCAAGACCGATCGCCGCCTTTGGAGCGACGCCGAAACGCGCGTCCTGGAAGACGGCCTGCGCGATGGCTTGACCATCCGCCAGATCGCTGACCAGCTCGGGCGGCCGATCTGGGGCGTGAACAACAAGGCGGCGAGCCTTCGCCAGCGTGAGTTCACGGTGACCAAAGAGCCGGAGCCGGTGCGGCAAGCGCGCTGGACCTGCCAGAACTGCGGCACCCGATCGGATGCTGCGCTCGACTTCGGGTGCGCCGCCTGCCGGCCGATGCGGAGCTTGGCGGCATGAGGGGTGCGTCCTTCTATGGGAGCCGCGAGCGGACCCAGCGCGATCGCCTCAACGACTGCGTGGCATTCGTCTGCAACGCCATGCCGCGCGCGCTTTTGGCGATGACCCCCGAGCGGTTGTGTGCCGACAAGGGCCTCACTGATCGCACCATGCGCGCCGACGTCGCAGCGATGCTGACGAAGGCGCAGATGCGCGAGCGGAGCCGCGAGGCATGACGGCCGCCCTCGCCCTGTTCGACGCGCTGGACGAGCCGTTGAAGGCCGAACCGCGCTTCATCGTGGAGCCCACCGACAAGGGCCTGGCGTCCGAGATTGAGCGTCAGACGTCGTTCCTCGGCCTCCTGCGCATCGCTGCGCCGTCAGTCGTGGTCTGGGCCGTCCCGAACGGCCACAACCGCGGCATCAAGGACCGGGTGAAGGCGAAGAAGGAGGGGCTGAAGGCTGGCGCCGCGGATCTCACTGTTTGTTGGAACCACGGGGTAGCTTTTCTCGAGTTCAAGAGCGGCAAAGGCAAGCCCGACCCAAACCAAACGGACCTCCTAAACTACCTCACCGAATGCGGCCACCACTGCGCTGTCGTCCGTACACCGGAATTCGCGCTTCAGCTTTTGGCTGAGTGGGGCGCGCCCGTCCGGAGGATCAAGTGATGGACGGGCGCCGCAAGCCTCGCACGGAAGCGCAGTTGGCTCAGCTTGCGGCCGCGCGCGCCAAGGCAACGCAGGAGTCGCGCGAGAAGCAGGCCGCAGCGATGCGGGCGCACCACGCCGCCAACCCCGCTCACCTAGAGGCTGCTTTCGCGGTGATGCACACGGAGGAGTCTCAGGCGAAGGCGGCGCGCGCTCGTCGCAAGCCGTTCGCAGAGCGGTATGCTGCCAAGGTTATCGTCACCGACGATTGCTGGCTTTGGTCCGGTTCTCGGGACCGCAACGGATACCCGCAGATGCGTCACGCGGGGCGCCTCCGCACTGTATCCCATCTCTCGTTGATAGCGAGCGGCCGCGAGAGAACCGCGGATCGCCCGGTCGCTCGGCATACCTGCGACAATCCCGGGTGCGTGAACCCCGCGCATCTCGAGTGGGGAACGCAAGCTGAAAACGTCGCAGACATGCACCGCCGAGGCCGCGCCAACATGCGCGGGCTCGAAGAGGGTAGAGGCGCACCGGTTCGCGCGAGGGTGTCCGCGTGATGATCCCGCTGCGCGCCCTCGCCGAGGTCATGCCAATCATGCTGGCGAAGGCCGCTGAACTGGCTCCGTTCCAAGACGCGCTCAACGCAATGGGCACGCCCGCCGAGCAGAAGCACGCGATCATCACGGCGCACTGCCAAGGATGGCTCAGCAAGGACGACACCTCGCTGCTGATCCAGGTTTATCAGCTGGAGGAAGCATGATGGCGTCCGAACAGGTCGGGAACCTGACGGAGCAATTCCGACGCTTCATCATCGCTGCTTGCGATACCGACCCCGGCGCGATCATCGCCGATGGCCGCTGGCATCGCTTCCGCATCAGCGACACCCGCCACAAGTCGTCCAAGCCGGGCCGCTACCTGCTCCACCTGGATGGCCGTGCCAACGGCCTGTTCATGGACTGGCGGGACGGGAAGCGGCACCAGTGGAAAGCGGACGGCAGCTGCGAGAGCATAGATCGGGCGGAAGTCGAGAAGCGCCGCCGCGCGCGTGAGGAAGCCCGCCGGGCCGAGTTCGCCAAGGCGGCCGCGGCGGCGCAGAGCTTCTGGGCTCAGTGCACCAAGATCAATGGCGCTTCGCACCCCTACCTGGATCAGAAGGGCATCGCGCCGCACGGGGCTCGCTACGGCTCGGGCGAGCTGTTTGGCCTGGGCAAGGTCCAGTGTGTCGTTATCCCGCTCGTCAGCGCCGAGGGGCGCGCAATGTCGCTCCAGGCCATTCGGGCCGACGGACAACGGCGGTTCTGGCCGGGCAGCGAGCACGAGGGCGCGCACCATCTGATCGGCAACGATGATGGCACTTCGCCGGTCGTTTTCTGCGAAGGTTTCTCGACCGCAGCCTCGATCCACGAAGCCACGGGCTTCCCGGTCGTCATGTCGATCACGAGCGGCAACATGGCGCATGTCGCGCGCTGGGCCGGGCACCGCTGGGCTGGTCGTGACCTGATCGTGGCCGGTGATGATGACTGGCATCTGGTCACCAACCCCAAGGTCGGGCGCAACGTCGGACGCGAGGCTGCGGAGGCGATGGCCCGCAGCATGGGCGCGCGGCTCGTCATGCCAGAGATGCACGGGCTCGCGACGGATGGCGGCGACGACTTCAATGACGTGGCGAAGGAGTTCGGGCTTGAGGAGGTCCGAAATGCCTTCACAGCGGAAGCTCTGGCGGAGGTGCAGGCGGAAGCTGAAGACGACGTTCTAGGCTTCCGCATCACGGACTGGTCGACCGACCGCTACGCTGGTGAGGCCCCGCCCATACGCTGGCTCTGCGAGGGCTCTATCCCGCTCGGCGTGCCAGCGCTGTTCGCCGCCATGGGCGGTGTCGGCAAGTCATTCATGGCGCTGGACATGGCGCTGGAGATCGCATCCGAGGTCATCGGCGGCAACGGCACTCGCCGCATCCTGGGCGGCCCCATTCGCGAGCACGGCTCAGTCGTCGTGTTGGGCGCGGAAGACGCCAAGGACAGCGTGCATCGTCGCATGGCTGCGATCGACACTGGCGGGCGTCGAGAGGCTGCCCGGGGCAAGCTGTTCGTGGTGCCGCTACCCGACACGGGTGGGCCCATGACCTTGATCTCGGGCCAGTCTGGCGAGTTCATGCAGACCGCAAAGCTCGACGCGCTGATCACGCAGCTGGCGGGCATCCCAGACCTCAAGCTGATCGTGCTCGACCCTCTCCAGGCGTTTGTGGCGTCCAACATCACGTCCGACCCTGCAGCGGGACAGTTCATGTGGTCGGCCTTCGCTCGGATATGCGCGCTGACTGGCGCGACCGTGATCGCTTGCCATCACATGCGCAAAGAGGGCGCGGCTTCGATCAGCACCGCAGACCAGGCGCGCGAGGCTATCCGAGGCTCTACGGCGCTGATCGACGGCGCCCGCGCCACTTACGCGCTGTGGGCTGCCAGCGACGATGACACCCGGCGCGTCTGCCAGGAAATGGGCGTTGCTCACCAGCCCAAGCGGGTGGTTCACGGTGCGGTCGTGAAAGCCAACGACGAGCACGATTGGGACGTCCACACCTACGTTCGCGGAGACAGCGGCCTCCTTTCGGATGCCCACGAGGCGGGCCAGCGGGCGGCCCAGAAGGTCACCTCGATGACCGAGATGCAGTGCCTCGATTTCCTCAAGACCGTCGAGTCTCGGTGGCGTTCCGGCCGCCCCTTCAGCGCGGCCGCGAACTCTCAGGACCGGTACGCGATCGCGTTCATGATGCGCGAATACGGCGTCTCAAAACACGTCGCAAAAAAGCAGCTCGACGACTGGTTTCATACCGAAATGGTCGTCTCGGACATGGCCGACAAGAAGACCAAACTGTCCGGTTTGAGGGTCGCAAAATGGCCCGATTGAGCGGCGGAAGTGGCGGAAGTGGCATAGCTAAGTGTTTGAAATCATTGGAGGCGGAGATGGGGCGGAAGTGCGGAAGTAAGGTAGTTAAGTCATTGGAAACATTGGCGGAGATGGGCGGGCGGAAGCCCCTATATATCATAGATATATACTCCGCCGCCCCCTGCCGGTCCGGCGGAATGGAGAAGAAGTGATGGCAGGCAGCGTCAACAAGGTGATCTTGGTCGGCAACCTGGGGCGCGACCCCGAAAGCAAGACATTCCAGAACGGCGGCAAGGTGGTGAACCTGCGCATCGCCACGTCGGAAAGCTGGAAGGACAAGTCGACCGGCGAGAAGAAGGAGCGCGTTGAATGGCACTCGGTGGCCATCTTCAACGAGGGCCTGGCGAACGTCGCCGAGCGGTTCCTCCGCAAGGGCAGCAAGGTCTACATCGAGGGCCAGTTGCAGACCCGGAAGTGGCAGGACCAATCGGGCGCGGACAAGTACTCGACCGAGATCGTGCTCCAGGGCTTCAACTCGGTGCTGACCATGCTGGATGGGCCGCAGGGTGTCGAACAGCGCGGCTCGACGGCTGAACAGGGATCGACCCGCAGCGCGGCCGGCAAGAGCAACACGGCGAGCACCGGCGGCTTCGGTGATGACCTCGATGACGATGTGCCGTGGTGAGGCTGAGCGATGCTGACCCAGTTCATCATCGACATGCTGCGCGGCGACCTCGCCACCAACGACACCGCAGCTCTGGCGGCTGAGTACCGCATCAAGCGCGAGTTCGCCGAAGGTTACCTGAGACTGTGGATGGGAGAGTGAGGATGAGTGACGAAATGAAGACCCTGCTGCTGGATGCCGCTCAGGGCCTCGATGACATGCTCGCAACGTACTGCCCCGAGCTGATCGGCGAACCTTACCTGAGCCAAGCTGGGCGGCGTCGGGCTCAGGGTGGAGGAACGCTCTGCTACGTGGCCGAGCTGACTGCCCGATTGCGCAAGGCTGCCGCTGATCCGGCCACCCCCGCATGACCGCGCGCATCTCGGCTTGGGTGATGGGAGGGAAGTGAAATGAACGCGATAACCACGATCGATCCGAATGCAATCGGCCTGCACCTACCTCCAGACTTGGCCTTCGACGCGTGGTGCGACCTCGGGCACTCGCTGATCGGTAACCAGCGCCGCGCGGACTGGCTGGTGGCAGACTGGGCCAAGCACGGCCGCGAGCACTTCCAGGGGCAGTTCGCCTTCATCGTTGAGCAGACGGGCATGGACCCGAAGCGCCTGTCCTCGATGGCCAAGGTTGCCGATGCCTTTCCCGAGCCTCAGCGGGCGAGCAACCTGTCGTTTGAGGTGCACCGGGAGATCGCCGCTGTGTCGGAGGGCGAGCGCCTGACGATGCTCAAGCAGGCGGCGCAGGAGCACTGGACCGAGCGGCAGGCGCATCATCACGTCGTCGAGCACAAGTACGAGCAAGGTTCGCTCCTGCCCGACGACGACCCGGAAAACCGGGAGGCGGTCGAGATCATCCGGGCGTGGAACCGGGCCTCCCCCGACGCGCGCCGGTATTTCTGGGATCTGGCCGAGACGGTCAAGTTCAGCAGCATCAACGAAGGGGTGACGATCGATGCGTAAGGCCTATTCCACCAAGATCGTCCGCCCCGTGCCGGTGGAGTTCGAGCAGAACTTCGTCACGCTGGGCTGGTGTGTGGTCAACCACATGTACGGGAAGCGGGCGGCCCAGCGGTACTTCATCGCGTGCGGTCCTGGACGGCTGAGGAAGCTGCGGGATGCGTTCCTGGCGCAGCAGCGCGTGATGGCGGCGAACAAGCCCTTGATGGCGGCGTAGGAGGGCACGATGGGCGCGAACTCAACCGATAACCGCACACTAGAAAGGGGCCCGGGCCGCCCGACGACCTACGACCCTGACCTGGGCGAGAAGATCGTTGCGATCATGGAACAAGGTCTGTCCTTGGCCGCAGCTGCCGCGGAGTGCAACGTGCATCGCCGCCGGGTCTATGACTGGGAGGCTGCGCACCCCGATTTCGCGGAGATGGTCGCGCTGGGCCGGGTGAAGCGGCAGGCGTTCCTGGAGCGTCGACTGCTGGCTGCTGACGCTGGCCCGGTTGTCACATCATCGATCTTCGCGCTGAAGAACGCGGCCGGTGAGGACTGGCGCGAGAAGACCGAGATCGACCACCGCAGCGGCGATGGCAGCATGACGCCTCGCGAGCCGCGGTATCAGCTGGTCGACAAGGCCTCGGATGCTGGCGACAACTGACGCGCCGGTCTTCGACTGCCCCATCCCGGCTATCTTCGCGCCGTTCCTGCAACCGGCGCGCTTCAAGGTCGCTGAGGGCGGGCGCGGCAGTTCGAAGACCCGCAGCGTCATCACTATCCTAGTCAACAACGTCATGTGGTCGGGCTGGCGTGTGGTCTGCTTTCGCGAGTTGATGGAGGCGATTGCCGAGAGCATCTATCAGGAGATCGTCGAGGAAATCGATCGCCGGAACCTGCATGCGTTCTTCGACATCACGAAAACCGAGATTAGCTGCCCGTCATCTGGTGGGGTGTTCAAGTTCTCCGGGATCCGAGCATCGTCCAAGCGTCTCCAGAACCAGAAGCTGAAGGGGTTCTCCAACTTCGACGCCGCCTTCATCGACGAAGGGGAGAGCATCACGAAGGACAGCTGGAACGCGCTGGTTCCAACGATGCGGAAGGCTGGCAGCGAGATCTACGTCTGCTTCAACCCGGCTTCCCCGCTCGATTTTATCTATCAGGCGTTCGTGTCGGCGCCGATCTACCCGGCTGAGCGGAACGGCAAGCCGTACTGCATCACGCTGAAGGTCAACTACACCGACAACCCGTTCTTTCCGAAGGAGCTTGCCGACGACGCCGAGCTGATGCGGCAGGCGGATCCCGAGTTGTACCGCCACGTCTACCTGGGCGAGCCGGTCGCCGACAGCGCGCTGGCGATCATCAAGCCAATGTGGATCGAGGCAGCGGTTGACGCGCACCAGCACATCTCGGACTTCCCGACAGGTGGCGGCAAGATCGGCGGCATGGACGTCTCGGGAGGCCAAGAGGGTGAGGTGATCGCGCCGAAGTCGAACGACCCGAACGCCCTGGCCTGGCGCTATGGCTGCATCCTCGGCGGCCTGGAGGAATGGCAGGACGAAAACCCGAACGCTGCGGCCGCGCGCGGCTTCACGATCGTCCAGCGCGAACGCATCGACACGCTCAACATCGACAACATCGGCGTCGGCGCGTCCGTGCCGGGCGAAATGCGAAGGCTGCAGGCGGAGGCGAGCAAGCGCAACGCCGCGGTGTTCAAGGGCGAGTTTCAGGGCTGGACCGCATCGGAGTCCCCCTACATGGCCGAGCGCGAATATCAGCCCGGGAAGACCCACGGCGACATGTTCGCGAACCTCAAGGCGCAGGGGTGGGGCATGCTGGCCGATCGCTTTCGCAACACCTGGCAGGCGCGCAACGGACTGCCCTACGATCGCGACCAGCTGATCTCTATCCCGTCCGGATTACCTCTCCGGGACAAGCTGCAGGCTGAGCTAGCGCAACCACGGCGGGAGAGCGTGAATGGGCGAATGAAGGTCGAGAGCAAGAAATCCCTGAAGACCCGCGGCATTCCCTCACACAATCTCGCCGACGCGGTGGTCATGGCGTTCTCGACCGAGAAGGCACGCGGCTTCAACATGCGCAAGCTCCTGGGCTGACGGCGGTAACGCGACACCTTCGCCGGCCATAGCCCATGAAGCATGGCCGGCACCTTCCTAGTCGACAGCTCCGGCGCCCCGATGCGGGCAGCGTCATCGCCAGTTCGGATGCAGGCGCGCGATGGGCTCGGTACGGCGTTCGCATCGCTCGGCCAAGGCGGCTTCGGCGGAGGCTACCAGCAGGGCCCCCTGTCCCACTTCTTCGCGCTGGATCTGGCGTTCGCGGCCTACCTGGGCTCGGGATTGCTCCAAAAGGTCATCGACATCCCCGCCGCCGACCGGACGCGCGAGTGGCGCGATTGGCAGGCTGAGGCCGACCAGATCACCGCGATCGAGGCGGAGGAAAAGCGCCTCGGGTTGCGGGCGAAGATCAAGGCTGCGGAGGTCCTGCGGGGCATCGGCGGCGGGGCGCTGATCCTGGCGCTGCCGGGCTTGGCATCGGAGCCCGCGCCAGTCCCGGCACGGGGACAGCTTCAGGCGGTCAACGTCGTGTCCCGCAAGCAGCTTGAGCTTGTCGACATCGATGACGACCTGACCAGTGCCACCTATGGCGAACCGCGCCTGTTCCGGTTCCAGGCCCGCGGCAGCCCGGTCGACATCCACCCGTCCCGTGTGATCCCGTTCCGCGGCGACGCATACCCGCCGATGATGGCCGGCTTGTCCGCTGACGACCTGTACTGGGGCCGATCGCGCTTGGTCCGCGTCGTGAACGAGGTGGCGAAGTCGGACAACGCCGCGCTGTGGTTCTCGCACCTGATCCGCAAGGCCAAGCTGCTGCGGTTCGGCATCAGCAACCTCGGTGACTACGACCAGGCCGACCTCAACTCGCGTGTTTCGCTGATCGCGCAGAGCGAGAACCTGATGAACGCCACGATCTACAACCTCCCGTCCAAGGACGGATCGGGCGGTGAGAGCGGCGGCGAGAAGATCGACGACTACCAGGTCACCTGGACCGGCATCCCCGCGATCATGGATGCCTTCGACCAGCGCGTTGCCGCGGTGGCAGACATCCCCTTCACCCGCCTCATGGGCCGCTCGCCTGCCGGCATGAATGCAACCGGTGAGCACGACACCGCCAACTGGTATGCCGCCGTCGGAGCCGCGCAGGAGCTTGAGCTGCGGCCCTGCCTGGAGCGCCTGGACGCGGTGATGCTGCCGAGCGCTGGCGTGCCGACCAAGGGCCTGTGGTGGAAGTTCTCGCCGCTGGGCAAGCCGACGCCCGAGCAGGAGGCGACCCGGTTCAAGACGACCGTCGAGGCGCTGAAGGGCTTGCAGGACACCAACGCCATGCCGGACCCCGCCTTCAACGCCGGTGTCCAGGGCGTGATCGAGGCGAACGGGTGGATGCCCGGCTCTCTGCCGATCCTAGCGGAGATGAGTGAGGACGAGCGCTACGGTCGGGCACCGGGGTTTGACCCGAACGAGCCAGACCCAAGCGACATCACGCAATCCGGCAGCGGAGTGGAAGGAGGTGATCCTACATCTCGGCAGGCGCCGGGTGATCCGATGGAAGCGGAGCCCCGGCGTCGTGCTGCCAATGACAAGGCAACGGAGGCGCCCGAATGACGGGCGAGATCCAGAACCTCGACGCGTGGCGGCTTCCTCCTTCAGTTGACCTTGCACTTGTCGACGGCGCCTACGCAGAGAAGCTGCGCGCAGAGTGTTCCTCTACCGATCACGAAGCCGACGGTTGTCGTGCAGACAAGATCCTTGGCGAGTTGCTTCGTAAACTCGGCATGACGCGAACGGCCGATGCCTATGAGAACTTGGATCTGTGGCGCGCGTAATCACCCTCGCCCACGCGACCGTCACGTACACCCCCGAGGGCTGCTTCAGCATGTTCGCGGATGGCACCAGCTACGGCGCGCTGCCGCATGACACGCAGGACTATGACGAGATCGCGCGGCGGTGTGGGTACTGGGGCGATTACCGTCTTTCCCCTTCACCCTCGATTGCGGCGCGCGCCCGTCTGCGGTTTTGCCGTGAGCATGAGGTGCTGCACCATCTGCTCGCCGAGCACTTCCACGACGCACCGTGTCCGATCCTGTGGACGCTGGCACACGGTGAGCCGGTCGACCTGTCCCAGGCGCCGTACATCGAGGCGATGGTGCAGACGGCGCAGGCTTGGGTTCGTGGAGGGACTCGGCCCATCATCGGAGACGTGGACTGGTCGGCGCTGAAGCGGCGCGCTTTGGCGTTGCTGGACGCGTGATCCGTGCGCTTCGACCTAACCGAGCTCGCACGCCGCGCCAGAAACCCGCGCAGGAAGTCGATCGCGATCCGCGACGCTGCCCCGCCGACTGTGCTTGCGACCAACCTCTACCTTGCCGCCTACAAGCCGGTGGTGGCGCAGTGGACCCGCTACGCTGAGCGGATCGCTGCAGAATACGAACGCAGCCTGTCCGCGATCACCACGGACGCGCCGATCGACATCCAGGCGCTGCTAGACGAGGCCGGGAGCGTTCTCGAGCGGCTGTTCATCATTCTCGACGCGGCGTTGCGGGAATGGACGCTGAGGGTTGAGACATGGCAGCGCGGCAAGTGGCGGGGGGCGATCCTCTCGGCCACCGGCGTCGACCTGCAGACAGTGATTGGCCCCGAGGACGTGCGCGAGACCTTGGAAAGCTACCTGCGCTGGAACACCGAGCTTGTCCGTGATGTGAGCGGCCAGACCCGCCAGCGCATCAGCAACGCGGTGTTCGCCGGGCTGCAGAACCGCACGCCGGCGCGCGAGGTGGCGGCGCAGATCCGGGAGGCGACCGGCCTGGCGCGTGACCGCAGCCAACGCATTGCCGCGGACCAGCTCAGCAAGCTTACGGGCGCCCTGGCTGACGAGCGGCGGCGGGAGGCTGGGCTGACGACGTGGGAATGGCGGCACTCCGGGAAGCGGCACCCGCGCAGCTGGCATGTCCAGCGCAACGGCCGCTACTACAGCGAGGACAAGGCCATGATCGGCAAGGTGGTGGACGGCAAGACCGTTGAGGCGCCGCCGTCCGCCGATGATTTACCGAGCCGGCCGCCGTATTGCGGGTGTCGAAGCCGGTCGGTGCTTATTCTCGACTGAGGTTGTCTGCGTCGATTTCCAACAACGTCTGTTGTCGTTCACCCTCTCCGATGACGATGCGCCAGCGAGTGAAACCTATGCGCTCGTTTGCCTTGCTCGAAACGATCTCGCCCTGCAGTGGAACCGGGATCGTATGGTAGAAGGCTCCGTTCTCCTTCACGGAGACAAAAATTCCGCTCGCAGCTCCCTGACGGACGATCGAGAGCACCTTCTTGGTTGTGTTGTTAGGGTCGTACGCAGATGTGTGTTCGACTTCTATGCGCACACCCTCGTAGACGGCGCATGTGAAGCCCGAAAACGTCCGCTGTAACGCGCCTCGGCCTGCGTTCTCTCCCCAGAGGAAGCATGCGACGCCGTCTTCCCCTGGCGTGACGAGGAAGGCGGCGTTGTAGTCCTCAAGGGGCAGGCAAAGAGCTAACCCTGTCGCGTGAGAGACGTCTGCGTACCGGATGCTCGACGGATCTATGTAAGCCATCAACCTCTCCCTGTTGTTCGGGTCATCCTGACGGCGGTAACGGCCTAGTCAAGCGGCGCATATCCCGGCGCAATGCTGCTGGCAGACCGCCTCACCCTGGACGCCCCGCGCCGTACGTCAGACGGATACCTCGCTGTCCGCGCCAAGTCCGCGCGCACCGGCGTCTACCAGTACACCGGCGCTGAGGTGGACCCCGAGAACAAGCACGGGCTTCGCGACCAGGCGCTGGTCAACGTCCTCCGCGACGAGGATGCTGTCTTCGACAAGCGGGCGGTGCACAGCTTCATCGGCAAGCCCATCACCGACGACCATCCTCGCGAAGCTGTCACCGCCTCCAACTGGCGCGATCATGGCCGCGGCGTCGTCATGGGCGCCATCCGCGACGGCGATCACCTCGCCTTCGACCTGATCCTGATGGACGCCGGCACGATCGCCAAGGTCGAGGCTGGCAAGGCTGAGCTGTCCAACGGCTACAGCGCCGCGCTGGAGTTTGGCGACTTCGCTGCCGCCGACGGCACCAAGTGTCAGGCTCGCCAAGCATCCATCACCGGAAACCATGTGGCGATCGTGGACCGCGGCCGCGCAGGCCCGTCCTGCCGCATCGGCGACGCCGCGATCTGTGACGCCCTCCCCTCCAACCTGCTCCCCACGATCAACGACCAGGAGAAGCCCATCGTGAAGACCATGCTGATCGACGGGCTGACCGTCGACATGGCGAATGCCGACACGGCGATCGCCACCGTTCAGACCCTGCTCGCCGCGCGCGACGCCGCCACCGGCAAGGTAACCGGCCTTGAGAAGGACGTCGCCACCAAGGACGCGGAGATCGCGCGCCTGACGACCGAGAACCAGACCCTCAAGGACAGCAAGCCGACGCCCGCCCAGCTGCGCGACGCCGCCAAGCAGTTCGCCATGGTGGTCGACAAGGCGAAGTCGGTCGGCGTGACCGTCACTGACGAGCTGGACGAGGCCATGATCATGAAGGCCGTGGTCAACGCCAAGCTCGGCGACAAAGCTGCCAACTACACCGCGGACCAGATCT